TGTTGTTTTTGGTGTAACTATGGAATGTTTTGAAGCACCTACTACTGGAGACCCTGATATTGATTTACACTCAGCAACTGAAGGAACTGGTGTAGAAGACACAGCTATTGGTGACTTAACAGAAACTTTAATTATTAATGGTGGTGATGCTACTCTTGGTTCAAGAACAGTTGGTAACACAATTGCTGCTGACCAATATTTGTATCTTACATGTGGAACCTCTACAGCAGGAACTTATGATGCAGGTAAATTAGTTATCACAATACTTGGTTACGATGTAGCTAGTTAATAGGAGAATATTATGAACTCAGATATAGGTGCATTAACTTTAACTAGTACTGGAGCTATTCAGTCTGGTAGAACAAGATTGCTATCTATTTATTATGTAGGTCATGCGTCAGCTGGAAGTTTAACTTTTAAAGATGGAGGTGGAAGCGGTACACAAAAACTTGTTATCGCAACACCTGCTGGAAGTGCAGCTGATCAGTATCAGGTAGATATGCCTTTAGACGGTATTTTATTTAAAACTGATATGCACTTGACTATTAGTAATGTAACCTCTGTTACAGTTTTTGTAACACCGATTACATCAGCTACTGACAATGGATAAATACACAGCAGAACTTCTTAGTTTCAAAAGGGGCGGTATGCCACCAAGAAGTAAGAAGTATTTTAGGTCTTCAGAGTCTGGAGCAGGGATGACACAAGCTGGTGTCGAAAGATACCGAAGAGACAACCCTGGTTCCAAACTCAAGACTGCTGTGACTGGTAAAGTAAAAAAAGGAAGTAAAGCTGCAAACAGAAGAAAATCATTTTGTGCAAGAAGTGCAGGACAAATGAAGAAGTTTCCTAAAGCAGCTAAAGATCCTAATTCAAGGTTACGTCAAGCAAGACGTAGATGGAAATGTTAAATGAAATTATCGCAAAATTTTAGTTTAAGTGAATTTACAAAATCACAAACAGCTACAAGGCATGGTATAGATAATACACCAAGCATGACAAATATTATAAATTTAACAAGTTTATGTGAAGGTGTTTTACAACCTGTAAGAAATCATTTTATGAAACCCATGATTATTAGTTCTGGTTTTAGATGTAAAGAATTAAATACTAAAATAGGTGGAAGTAAAACATCACAACATGTTTTAGGTCAAGCAGCTGACATAGAAGTATTAGGAGTTAGTAATTTAGAACTTAGTGATTGGATAAACACTAATTTAGAGTATGATCAACTTATATTAGAATTTTATAATGAAAAAGAAGGACCGCATTCAGGATGGGTACATGTTTCTTTTGATAAAGGTTATAATAAACATGACTATAAAGAAGCTTATAAAAATGAACAAGGTCAAACAAGGTATAGATTAAGATAATGGATAACATAACACCAGAGTTAGTTGAGACAGTGCATAATATATCATGGTTTGATGGTATATGTTATATTGTATTAGGATTAACAACTTATGCTGGTTATAAATGGATAAAAAATAAATGGCGATGAATAGAGGAAGTATGAGGCAACAAATAACTAAGCCTCCACAAAAGAAAAAGTTTTTAAAAGCAAGAAAAGGTAAAGCAATTAAAAAAGTTAAAAAAAAGGTCGTGTAGACACAATTAACAAAAAGGTTTAAAATATAGTATGACTAAATTATGTCCAAGAGGTAAAGCAGCAGCAAAAAGAAAGTTTAAGGTTTATCCTTCAGCTTATGCAAATGCGTATGCTTCAAAAATATGTGCAGGCAAAGCCAAAGACCCAAGTGGTGTCAAAAGAAAAGATTGGGGACCTAAAAAAGCTAATAAAGGAGCTATGATGAAAAAGTATAATAAAGGTGGAAACATGAAAATTAAAAAAGCAAATTTGGGGGCAGCCATGATGTTTAAAGATGACATTAAAGGCAAAGGAGCTTTACTACCAATGTTTGGTTTGGCAGGTATGGCAAAATATCAATCAATGAATAAAAAGAAAAATAATATGCCTGAGGATAAAAAGGCATCAGGTATAACTAAAAAAGAAACTGAAGGTTTAGCTGGAGGCGGTATGCCTGAGCCAACAGGATCAGGTTCTTATATAAAACAAGACATTGACGGAGATGAAAGTTTTACTAACGCTTCTGCTCAAGCTTATTATAAAGATTTGTTAGATTGATGTCAGGACTGAAGAAATGGTTTTCTGAAAAGTGGGTTGATGTAGGAAGTAAGAAAAAAGATGGAAGTTATTCTAAGTGTGGTAGAAGTAAACAAAAAGCAGATGCAAAAAGAAAGTATCCTAAATGTGTACCACTTGCAAAAGCACAAAGAATGACAGAAGGCGAAAAGAGAAGTGCAGTGAAAAGAAAAAGAGCGAAAGCTCAAGGTGTTGGTGGTAAGCCAACAAATGTTAAAACATTTACAGCCTTTAAAGGTGGGTTTGTAGATAATTATTATAAAGGAGTTTTGTAATGGGTAATAAGTCTAAAAATTTAAATAAACCTGTGTCAAGATTACAACTTATTAAATTTAATAAAAATAAAAGACGTTTTAATAGGTCTGTAAGAAAAATAAATAAAAATTTAATGACGAATAAAGCTGAGGGAGGTTCTACAGACTTTGGTATGTTGTCTGTAAAAGCAGGTATTGATAAAAACCCTAACCCAACTAAAGCAGATAGAATTGCTGGAGCTAAAATGAAAAAACCGCAAGGAGCTTTTTTAGGTAAAATTTTTAGTACCGAAAAAATACGTGAAATGTTTTCTAGAATTAAAGGAGATCAAGCAATAAAAGACCCAGAAGCATATAGACAAGCTTATAACAAGTATGCAACTGCTTATGGGAACGAACCAATGAAAAACCCAGATAATCAAAAAAATCAAGAAAACCAAAAGCCTCAAGTAATGGCTAAAGACGGTCAGTTTGTTGAAGATCATTCAAGGGGTGGTAGAAGAGCTATTCGTGGAACTAAATTTAAAGGAGTATTTTAAGAATGGGTATAGAACTAATAACAAAAGAAAAAGCAAAAAAGCTAAAAGCAAAAGCAATAAAATATAAAAGAAAACAAGGAAGAGCTGGACAACATGAAGATTTTATGTATAACCAACCAGTTACAGCCGCAGAAAAAAAAAGATACTTAGCTGCCGCAAAAATGGGTGACACAGAATATGAACTGGGAACTAAAGGTTATCCTAGACCTAAAGGTCCTAAATTTGGTGCAAAACCTTTTAAAAAAAAAGAAGGTGGTTTATTAAGTAAAGCTAAAAAGTTTTTAGCAAGTGGCAAAAAACCAGTATCTGCACCTGGTAAAGGAGCTCGTCCAGAAGGTTCTCCTAAAGCAACTGTGTTTAAAAGTAAAACAAATAAAACAACTAAAAAACCTGTTGCAAATAAAAAATCACAATTTAAAACAGCAGTAGAAAAATCACAAAACAACGCAAGAAGAGCAAAAAACCTTAAAGGTACTTCTACAAAAAAAACAACTAAAAAAACAACTAAAAAAACCTATTCAAAAACCTATCCTACTATTCAAAGTTCAGGAGATGTTCTTAATTACGCAAGAAGAAATGTAAGCAGCGTTTCGCAAGGTAAAGAATTTGTAAATAATTTAAGAAAAGAAGGTAAAACAACTTCTCCAGTTGGAATTTATTTTGATAGAAAAAAAGGTGATTTTAATGCAGCTGTTACTAAAGAAGAATTACAGTCTTTTAAAAATAAAAAAGGTGATCAAAGTTTAAAGTTAAGAGATTATTTAAATGAAAAAGCTGGTTTAACAAGAAGAAGTTTTGGTGGTATGGCTATCAAAGGTGTAAAAGATCCGAGTAAAATATTTAAAGGTTAGGGTGACTAATGGCAACATCAGGAACAACAACATTCGATTTAAACATAGACGATATTATAGAGGAGGCCTATGAAAGGTGTGGAGTACGCACTAATAGTGGGTACGATTTAAAATCGGCAAGAAGAAGTTTAAACATTCTTTTCAGCGAATGGGGAAACCGAGGAGTGCATCTTTGGAAGGTTCATCTTCAAGAACAAACACTGACAGCGGGTACCAGGACTTATACCGCACCAACCGATGCAAACGATATCTTAGAAGCTTATATAAGTACGACAACAGCAGTAACGACTGCAACGAACGAAGTATCCTTGACGAAGATTTCAAGGAGTGAGTATGCAGCTTTACCTAATAAAGGTTCACAAGGTCAGCCTAGTCAGTATTATGTAGATAGACAAACAGTGCCTACTATTACATTATATCAAACACCTGATGCTACTACTTACACACATTTAAAATATTATTATTTAAAAAGGATTCAAGATGCAGGCAACTATACTAATCAAGCTGACGTGGTCTTTAGATTTATTCCATGTATGGTGGCTGGTCTTGCCTACTACTTGAGTATGAAAAGAGCACCACAGTTGGTGCAACAAAATAAACTTTTATATGAAGATGAATTAAATAGAGCTTTAACTGAAGATGGACAAAGAACTTCTGTTTTCATTACTCCTCAAACTTACTATCCTCAAGGTGCGTAATGGCATATGCTAGAGGTAAATATGCAAAAGCAATATCAGATAGATCAGGTATGGCTTTTTCTTATAATGAAATGGTAACAGAGTGGAATGGTTCTTTTGTTCATCGTTCTGAGTTTGAACCAAAACATCCACAAATAAGAAGAAAGCATATTAAAGCAGATGCTGTTGCTTTAGCAAACGCTAGACCTAGACAAAAAGATGATAATAAAGATTTTTTACTTTATATTACTTCAGGTTTTTTTACTGAAGGTGGTGATAGCGGGATAAACAGCGGTGCGAGTATGACAGCAGACCAAAGTAATAGTATACTAGGTACTAATTTAACAAGTTTTGAAGCAACATCTTCTATTGGAGAGGTAACCATAGTAATATCATGACTATATCACATGCAAATTTTTTAACTCAAGTTCGATCTTATACAGAAGTAGATTCTAATGTTTTATCAGATACCTTGATGGATCAGTTTATAAGAAACACTGAATTAGATATTGCAGGTAAAGTTGATTATGATGACATTAGGAAATATGTGACAGCTGTTACAGGAACGCAAAGATACTTAAATGTACCAGATGATTGTTTAGTTATACGTTCTGTACAAGTAATAAGTAGTAGCACTAGAGATTTTTTAGCAAAAAGAGACACATCTTTTATGGGTGAATTTAATCCTACAGATGCAACAGGTTTACCAAAATACTTTGCTAACTGGGATGATAAAAATATTGTTTTTGCACCAGTACCTGATCAAGCTTATGAAATACAACTAAACTATATTAAAGACCCAGATCATTTTAATTCGACTACAGAAACTTTTTTATCTAAGCATCAAGAAAATTTATTATTGTACGGTGTTTTAGTAGAGTGTTTTAGTTATTTAAAAGGCCCTATGGATATGTACAAACTGTATCAAACAAAGTATAATGAAGAGATGCAGACGTTTATGAATGCTCAAATGGGTAGACGAAGACGTTCTGAGTATGACGATGGTGTTTTAAGATTACCCATGGAATCTAAATCACCTTAATTTTTAAAGGAGTAAAATATGGCAATAACAACAAGTGTGGTATGTAATGTATTTAAAACAGACGTTCTAAAAGGAGTGCATGATTTTACAGCAGCA